GCAAAGCGGAGGAAAAAATGGAGTATGAAGATACGCCCATGTACATTGACCCTGAGGATAGAGACGCTTACCGCGAAAAGGCTCGAGCCAAGAAGCATCAGGAGAAGCTTGAACGTCATAGCGCTCGTGCAGCCAATAACATGAAACAGCGCGACCATGCTCATCCTGAGAATTGGTCTGTTACAGATTCAACCTTTGAATTTGCTGAGCGCATGCATAACTTGTGGCATGTAGAGCCTTGGAAGGTTACTCGCTCTCGGTTCCGTTTTGCCCTTAACGATAAACGCAACGAGTACGGTACAGATGGCGCTGATGAACGACTCATGATGGAAAAGTTCTTTAGCAAGCTCAAGCATGACACTCGTATAAACAACCCAGAGTTAATTTGGAAAAGGTTTATTATTGAATTCGGTGATCTGCTAACGCAAGTAAACCGTGATAGCGTCACCCCTGAGCAGTTTGAGGCTGAGGTAGCTCGTTCACAGAAGTCAAGGAGTAAACTACGTGTTCAAGAGTAGCGATATTAAAACAAGACGACAGTCGTGGTTGAAGTTAGCTCACATACCTCCACATCTTGTTGGCTGGGAACTTTCTGACTGCTCAGCTATTACACCCGAAGACATGGAAGACGTAAAACTTTGGATTAAATCTCTTAAGGATAAAAAGATTATTCGTGTTCAAGGTAGCCGTCTATGTGGTCAAGGTTTAATGTTTTACGGAACACCTGGACAGGGTAAAACTACTTTGGCATTAGCTGTAATTCAAGAAATTGCTCGTACATTTTCGTTAGATGAACTAGATGTAAAAGAAAACAGTTCTCTTGTTCGACCTTGTTTCTTTACCACGTATAACGAGATAATAAATATTAAAGGCGCAATTATTAACGGTTCCGCTACAGATGACCAAGATGTTATATATAACGGGATGCTTGGGATATGCGAGCAGGACTCATTTAATATTCGCGTATTAATTATTGATGATATTGGTAAAGAACATGCAAGTCTTAGAGGTTGGCAAAGTAATTTACTTCACGAAGTTTTGCGCACACGGTTTAACAAAGGATTGCCTACTATTATTACTACTAATATTAAACTAGAGGATTGGGCTGCTTTATATGGGGACTCTACTGAAAGCTTTGCTAATGAAGCTTTTGTATACATTCCGATTGCTTCATCTTCAGGGGACCTTCGTAAATGAGGAGCGAAATGAGTAGCCGAGTTAGATTACTTCAAGTATTTCTAAGCAAAACTCAAGTCCCTGGCCCTTCTATATACGAAGTCTCTACAAATGATGACGGTGATTTATATTGCACATGCTCTAGGTTTAACGATGCTAATTCCTGCAAACATACTAAGTTCGTAGCTTCTAGAATTAAAACTAACAATGGGCATTACCCTTTAGAGATTCTTAGTAAAGCGACAGAAGAGGAAGCTGATTTAGCTAGAGTTTCTGATGAGGCGTATAGAACTTTTATTATTAAGTACGGGAAAATAGAGGTTTTTTAACCATGAAGAATGGAGATATAAGTAATGATATGCCGAAAAGAATTATCGTTACTACTGACGTAGTTATTCAAACAGAAGTTTCTGTTAAAAAAAAATATAAGTTTTTACCAGTAGTTTCTAAAACCACAACTTACCGAAGAGATTTATTAAGTTTTCTTTACTTAGTTACTACAAATCGAGGAGTTACTCTTGAGCTTGGGTCTTTTGACTATGATCAAGAAGAGCTTTCAGAAATTATGCTTAACCTTGACGAGATGGGAACTAACCCATTTAGATACTGCACCGCTTACGGTTCAGCCGGAAAGCTTGTACAAGAGCTTCCCTATAGACCTGAGGTAGTAGGTGTTGTTGATATTGATTCTAGGCTGTTACGATATGGAAAATGGGGATTGGGGTTTAACGAACTATGAACAACGAAGCTAGGTTACTTAGCAAAGCAATTCAAGACCGCAGTATAAATTATCTTCTTGAAAACGGAGTTTCTGACTCATGGTTCCATGATGTTGAAGATAAACGCGTTTTTATGTTTTTACAAAAACATTATGCTAACTACTCTGAAACCCCCAGCTCTGAAGCAATTAATGAGATTATAGATAAGAACTTTCCTAACTATAAGTTAACTCCCGTTGACGATAGCATTGATTATTTGCTGGATAAGATTGTAGATGAGCGCCGTAAGGCAATTGTTATACATACTCTTGATGCGGCTATAACAGCTGTTGAGAAAGATAAAGACCATGATAAAGCCCTTAACTTACTTAGCTCTGCTGCGTTAAAAGTTGAGCAAGAGGGTCTTTCTCACACTAACTTTATTGATATTACTAAAGCAGCGGCTTTAGCAAAACATGCTTATGAGCTGCGTAAAGCAAACCCCGGAATGCTCGGGTACTCAACAGGCTTTCCTACCATGGACGAGGCGACCGCTGGGATGCAGTCAGGTCAACTTATATTTGTGGTTGCTCCGCCTAAAACAGGTAAATCAACTTTGGCTTTACAAATGGCCGCTACCGCACATTTAAGTAATTTAAAACCTATGTTCTTATCATTTGAAATGAGTAACCAAGAGCAAGAGCTTCGTTACTACTCTATTCGCGCTCGTATCTCTCACCACCGTTTGCGCACAGGAACACTTAACCCTGAGGAAGAAGCGCGTTTCTATATGAAACTAGATTCTATCCAAGCTCAAGAGACAGCGCTTGCTTTTGGCGACTCTTCTGGAGGTCTTACTGTAAGCGCTATTGCTAGCCAGGTTCAGAACCATAAGCCTGACATTTTATTTATTGACGGTGTCTATTTGCTACAAGATGACCAAGGGGCCGAGGCTTACAACCAACAGATGACAAATATTACTCGTGCCTTAAAGCACTTAGCTATGAAAGCAAAGATTCCTATTGTGGCTACCACACAGGTACTTAACTGGAAGATGCGTAAGGGTCAAGTTACTGCAGATGCTATTGGGTACTCATCCTCATTCCACCAAGATGCTGATGTTATTTTTGGTCTACAACGTGAAGATGAGACTGTAGATGACACGCGTACTCTTAAGGTTATTGCAAACCGTAACGGAGGTTTCCACGAAGTTCCTTTAATGTGGAACTGGGATACAGGTTTATTTCGTGAGATTGATGAGAGCGATCTATGACCGTAGACGAGATGAAAGATACGCTGACTCGTTTAGGTATTGAGTACTATTCAGAACGCGGATATGAAGTACAGGCTGCGTGTCCAGCACATAAAGACCGAACAGGTCATGAAGATCGCAATCCTTCTTTTTACATAAATGCGGATAGCGGAGCGTTTATTTGCTTTTCGTGCCAATGGAAAGGGAATGTCTATACCTTAGTTAACTATATTCATGGGGATGTAGATGCTAATACTTGGCTCAACGAAGCGGGTGGTTTGTCCATGCGCATGGAGCGTATTACAAAAGTAGTCCCTAATATACAAGAGCAGACTCATATAACCGAGTCAATGCTTAGTGCATTTACCGTCCCACCAATAGAAGTTTTAAAAAACCGTGGTTTAACTCAAGAGGCTGCTACTTTTTTTAATTTACTGTGGGACTCTAGGAATTTTAATTGGATTATCCCCATTAGAGACGTGGTTACTAATAGTTTGCTTGGGTGGCAGGAAAAAGGTCACGATCGCAGATATTTTAGAAATTACCCAACTGGAGTGCAAAAAAGTCAAGCTTTATTTGGATATAACCAGTACGTTTCCGGCGACATGATTGTTGTTGAATCTCCACTAGATGTAGTTAGATTAGCTTCTTTAGGTATAACTGGAGGCGTTGCTACATACGGTGCTTTGGTTTCATCAGCTCAATTTAATTTAATACGCGGCGGTGAACGTGTTATTTTTGCTATGGACAATGATGAAGCTGGTCACAAATCAAGTATGAGTTTATATCATCTATGTCGTGAGATGGAAAAAGAAGCATGGTTTTTTAACTATAACCAGCTTGATGTTAAAGACATTGGAGGGATGAGTTTAGATGAAGTAAGGTTTGGCATAGATAATGCTAAGCACATAGCTAAGGGGTTAAAGGTAGTTATATGATCATTGGATTAACTGGATATGCTCAAAGCGGTAAAGATACAGTCGCTTCTATTTTAGTAGAAC